GAAGCGCAGGGAGACGACGAGAAACTAGGCGCATTCTACAACGACCACCTTGGACTGCCCCGGCCAGAACGTAAATCAGCAGGCCGCGTAGAGCTTGCCGCTATCGACCGTCTCATATCAGATTACCCCCGGCTGCAATGCTACGATGAGGGCCGGAGATGGCAAGGCGCACAAGTCCCGCTCACGTTCGATCCGCTCTTTATTGGCATCACCATCGACAAGCAAGACGGTTACTTAAAATATGTAATCAGTGCTTTCATGGCAAATGGGGAACCGCACATTCTGGATTACGGGGTGCTGGCAAACGAGGACGACATAACCTTCCTACTCCAGAATTTCATAGTAAAATCCAAATCAGGCGATGATTATCGGATCTACTGCGGACTATTCGACTCCGGTTTCCGCCGGTCCAAGGTCATTGAATACTGCTGGGAGATTCGCGGACTAATCCCTTACTTTGCGCCAGCCCGTGGAGTTCAGCGGGTGCAGTCGAGGGCATCGATCTGGGTAACGGAGGATAAGAGCATTCCGAACGCGGCAGTCAGTATCGTGAATTTTGACAGTCAGGCGTGGGAAGATGACCTATACCGGCGCAGAATCATTGAATTTGATCCGAAGAAGCCTAAACGGCGCTATCCTCGGATTCATTTACCTTTGGACGTTTGTGATGATTTTAAGTCTGAGTTATCTAATGCGACTCAGGTTGAGGAGACAATCAAAGGAAGGCAATTAGGCACATGGATCTGGACTAAGGCAAAGCATCATGAGCCGAACGATTACGGGGATTGTGTGAAAATGGCTTTACTTTTGTGGGTGCTGCACGCTCCAGATGAGACTCCTGAAGATCCGCCTGAGCAGGAATAAACCATTTGCGGCAGTATCAACAGTGCCGTAAAATAAACGAGCCGCCCGATGTAATCAGCAACGGACGGCTCTCAAATCCATAACAAACACAGTGTCATGAATCCGTCAAAACGCATACTTCCGACATCCGCAGAACTCAACGAGAGATTTGCCTACGACCCGCAAACCGGAATAATTACGAACAAAATCCGTAGTTGCAGAGCTAAACCCGGCGCGGATGCCACTTGCGCCCACAAGGAAGGGTATCGATCTGTTTGTTACTCATGCAAAAAACTACTGGCTCACAGGGTTGCTTGGGTAATGACTCACGGGGAATGGCCTTTGGAGATGATTGATCACATTAACGGGGACAGGTCAGATAATCGACTTTGCAATTTAAGGGAAGCGACCCGGTCTCAAAATCTAATCAATTCCAAGTTAAGCTCTAGAAATTCCTCTGGGTTTAGGGGCATTTCGTGGTGTTCAGCCAAGCAAAAATGGGATGCAAGACTACGTTCCGAAAACAAACTGCGCTTGCTGGGGAGATTTAAGACCAAAGAAGAAGCTATAGCGGCATACACAGCCGCAGCCGCCGAATTGCACGGGGAATTTGCCTACGCGCCAAGGGGTTGACTTAGCCCTTCAAGGATGAGGGAAAGCATCATTCCGGCAATCGTAGCGTCATTCTCGCGCCGCCATACTTTGGCGGAGCTTGATACCGCAATCGCTCAACTTGCGGAGGCTTTCTTAACGTCCCAGTTCTCAAATATCTCGGTCTTGGGAATGAGCACCGGACAAAACGGAGACCGCGCCGACCTCATTCTTCAAACACTTGAAGCCGCCCGTCAAATGAAGGTTGAGGCAGATCCCACAACCGGAGACGCGGCGGCAGCAATCGCTTTGGATGCCAAGACTCCACTCGGGGTCAATTTTGATTTTAGTCCACGCCAAATCGAATAAGTATGTCCAAGCGCAAACGACCTAAATCACTTCCGGCTCAATCTGGGGGCATTGAAGCTCCGGTCTCCTACGGCTACGGGAGCGGAGGAAGCTCTGGTTCTGGCTACACTGCCGCAGACCAATCCACCGGCAGAGGCTATGTATTTTTCCCTAACATAGACAGCAAAACCAATGTCTCGCAGTATGTGCGTAGCGAGGTATCACGCAAGGCCCGATGGCTTGAAGCAAACGTCGGTCTCGCCCGTCACTTCGCCAACACTCTGCCGCGCATGGCGGGACCACTTATCCCGCAACCAGCCACATCGGACACAGAGTGGAACAAGATCGCCCTAGAGTATTTTAACCGCACCCAAGGTAGCCGACTTGTCCACGATCAAGGCGGAATGGAAAACTTCAGCACCCGGCAGAAGACAATCCTTAAACGCGGCCTGGTCGATGGTGATTGCTTCATCGGACTGACCACCACCACAACCGGAACGGCCCGAACGGTATTCTACGAAGCTCCACAAGTCGGAAGCGGAACCAAGCAACTTGCTCAGGACGGATGGTTTGACGGAGTCCAGACCGACCGATACGGAAAAAAGCAAGCCTACAGCATCCTTGAGCCGGGCAACTACAGCCGGGAAGCGCAAGTCATCCGCGCCGACAAGATTCTGCATTGCGGTCGGTTTGAATCGCCTCAGTCCCCTCGCGGCCTGACCGGCTTTATCCACGCCATCAACAATATGCTGGATCTGCGGGAAATCGATAACGATACCAAGCGAGGCATCAAGGCTGGGAACATCGTCGGCTTTTACGTAACGAATCAAATCCTGAACAACATCGATGCCGCCCCTGCTGCTGGGAAATACAATACCAAGCCAGATTATCGCGCCATCAACAGTGCCACCGTAGCTGACCCCAAGCCGATCAAGTTTGAGGCACTTACGGAGGGAGGAGGCGCAATGCTCACGCTCAATCAAGGGCAGGATCTTAAGACGGTCAATGATTCCCGTCCGCACCAAAACCAGATGGATTTCAAATCTTATCTTGTTCACGATATTGCTGCCGGGTTCTCCATGCCGGTGGAATCAATGTGGTCGATCAGCGGAATCTCTGGTCCTGCCGTCCGGTTCATCATGCGAATGGCAGAGAAGACCCTTAAGGAGATGCGGTCTAATCTGATTGAGCAGTTCTGCCAGCCGTATTGGGTCTATGCCATTGCCCTCGCGCAGAAATCGGGCGCAATCCCATATTGCAAAGATACGAACTGGTGGAAATGCTCATGGATCGCTCCAAGCGCCCTTACTATTGATGCCGGTCGGGATTCTAGTTCCGGCATGAAGGAACTGCGCGAAGGCGGCACTACTTATCAAGACTGGTATGGCGAGGACGGGGACGACTGGCGCAAGCAGTTTGAGCAAAGAGGTCTTGAATTGGCTTACGGACAAGAAATCGAAGCCCGTCTTGGACTTCGTGAAGGGTCATTCTTTGGCAAGGAAGACAAGATTCCACAACCCATTCCAAGCAAGATAGAAAACCTGGCCTAAAACCTGGCCTATCCTGAAAACATTCTGTAAAATATGATTCTTTCCTCCGCAATTCACGCTCGAGCACCTTGGGCAATCATGCCGGATATGCTTACGGAGTCGCTGGCTGCACTCTCTGCGGCCCGCCCGCCGAAGCGCCCGATGTATAAGAGCAATGATGACGGCGAATACGATATGTCGGAGGATTGGAGTCTTGCTGACCGGCATAATTCCGCCCGTCTTATGATTCAGCAAGTTGGGGGAACGACAGCGGTGCTTCAGATCCGGGGCATGATCGTAAAAGACTGCCCATTCTATTATTGGATGTGCGGATATGCCACTCCGCTTATCCTGCTGGATGCCGCTCTGGATATGGTTGCTGAAGGAGGGTTCACTTCCCTTATTCTGGATTTCAACAGTCCCGGCGGTTCCGTCCTTGGCTTGCAAGAGACCGCTTCCCGAATCAAGGCACTCCAGACGCAAGGAGTCCATACGACCGCCTACGCATCAATCATGTGCGCCAGTGCTGCCTATTATATAGCGTCGGCCTGCCAAGAGATCTTTGCCTCCCCTTCCGCCATCGTTGGCAGCATCGGGACTTACTCGGTTTTCATGGACTGGTCGAAAGCGGCTGAGATGTCTGGGTTGAGCTACAAGGTATTTGTTGCCCGTGATGCCCCGCTCAAAGCCGCCGGAGCAGACGGAACACTGACCCAAGCCCAAGCCGACGATATGCAACGTCATGTGGATGAAGCGGATTCCCTCTTTCAAGCGCAACTAAAAGGATCAAGGAAAAAGCTCAATCTGGAACAAGCATCAACCGGCGCCTGGTGGAATGCCAGTTCCGCTCCTCGCGGAATGGTTGATGATGCCAGCCTTTTCCATAGTCTGGATGATCTTTTGGCGGTTCTTGCTGCTTGACAGTAAGGCAAAGGGCATGGCAACCGCCCAAGAAACCCCTGTTCCCGCCCCATCCGCTGGCCTTGTTGCCCGGATTGCCGCCCATCTCGGTCTGACCGCGCCCGTTGAAGCCGCGCCTGTTGATGCGTCTGCTGAACTTGCGGATCTCCAGTCCAAGTTCGACTCTCTCCAAGCCGGATTTGATGCAGCTACTCTTAATGCGCTGGATCTCAGCAACAAGGTAACCGCCTTAGCCGGAGAACTTGAAGCCGCCAACGCAACCCTTGCCGCCATCGAGGCATTGGTTCCGAACTGCACTACTTCCGATCCAGCCGCCGCCATTCAAGCCGCAGTCGTCCGCCAGTCGGTCGAGACCGTTGCTGCCAGCGGATTCAAGGTCGATGAAGCTCCCGCCGTTGATGCAACTGCCGCTGACGACAAAAGCCTTTCCCGCGCAGATTTCGCTAAACTCACCCCGCAACAACAATCCGATTTCTCAAAGTCGGGCGGAAAGCTGACCGAATAAACCCTCTCACATAAAAAACCATGGCTAACTCGCTTACCAATCTGATCCCAATCGCTTATCGCGCTTTGGATGTCGTCTCCCGTGAACTGACCGGATTGATTTCCGCCGTCAACGTGGATGCTGCTGCTGATACCATTGCCCAGGGCCAGACGATCTATTCGCCTGTTGTTCCTTCCGGCAACGCCATCGGGAACATCGCTCCGGCAATGACCGTGACCGCCGCGACCGACATCACCTACGGGACCAAATCCCTTGTGGTTGATAACTTCAAGGTCTCCGGTTTCAATTGGACCGGTGAAGAAGAGTTTGGTATCAACTCCGGCGTTCGGATGGAAAACCTGATGCGCGACCAACTCGCCCAAGAGTTCCGCAAGCACATTAACGCCATGGAATTGGCCCTTTGCACTGCTGCTAAAAACGGTGCTTCCCGCGCCATCGGAACCACTGCCGGAACCGCCCCTATCCTCGCCGACATTGCCGGTGCCAAGAAGATCCTCGACGACAACGGTGCGCCAATGTCCGACCGTTCCGTGATTCTTGATACCACTGCCGGTGTTGCTTTCCGGGGTATCTCCAACCTGTTCAAGGTAAATGAAGCCGGTGAGTCCGGCCTGCTCCGCAATGGCGTTCTCGGTAGCCTTTACGGTTTTGATGTCCGCGAGTCTGCTGGTATCCAGCCTGTCACCAAAGGCGGCATGACCGGCGCTTTGATCAACAACGGAAACATTGCGGTCGGATCTACCGTCCTGACCTACGATGGCGGAACCGTCAACACCACTGGTTTTGCTGCCGGAGACATTATCACGATTGGAACTGACGCCAACAAATATGTGGTTGAAGTCGGCTCCACCTCCACCACCGGAACCATCACGATTGCCGCCCCAGGCTTGCGAGTGGCTACCGCTAATGATACCGCAATCACGGTTTTTGGAACCAGCACCCGCAACATTGCCTTGAGCCGGAACGCGATCACCCTCGCCACCCGTCTGCCTAAGTTCCAAGCCAACGACATGGCCGCAGACCGCATGGTCATCACTGATCCAAACACCGGCATTAGCTTTGAAATGTGTATGTGGCCTGGTCAACGCATGGTGAAATATGAAGTTGCTATTGCATATGGCATGACTGTAATCAAGCCAGAGCATCTTGCAGTAATCATCGGCTAACACTTCGCGGGAGGGGAGTAACCTTTAGTAAAGGGTGTAACTCCCTTCCCCCGCACCAATCGCCGCCCCGGCTCGGACTTACCGGGTCGGGGCTTTCTTGTTACCATGGACCTACTCAAAAGAGCAATTGCCAGTCGTTTTGCCGGAACCTTGGCAATCGCGGCGGGGACGTTCACGGCTTGGTTTCCATCCGGCTCGGTTGAAGTCGCGGTAAATTGCATCGGCAGCACTGCAACTAAAGATGATACCCAGATGCCAATGGGAGGGTTCCTGCACCGGCCTAAAGAAGAAGTAACGATCCATGTAAAACTGACCGATATGCCTGGTGGAATTGCACCAACTATTGCCAGCCGGTTCTTTGCCGGAACGACCACAACCAGAAACGCCGCAATCTCCTACCAGGTTGAATCCGTCAAGAATATGAGTCATCTTGCCAACTGGATTGAGATCAAGGGAAGTCGTTCATAAAACCTGGCCCAAAACCTGGCCTGCCTGATAAAAGAAAATGGAAAATCTTCTCATCGTTCAGGAAAGTTTCTCTCAGACCATTGGGCGCTATATCTCGCGGGAAGTGGGGTTGGGCAAGAATCCCCGCAGGACGATGGGGCGGTTGATGGGCAACTGGGTGCTGAATGCGCTGAAGAGAACAAGGAAGGCAGACAAAGCCGCAATCCTTGAACATTGGATGAAGCCATCGGCGCGTGGAAGGCTTCCATCAACTAGGGCAAAAAGATCCAAGCTCGCCCATGAAATGGCGGAAACTCAAGCCATTGCTTATGTCAGATTTATCAACTACGGAGGAAAAGCAAAATCCCTCTCATTTCAAGACTTGCGAATCCTCGCCCGTAAGTTTGTAAATGCCCGTGTTTTCTCGGCAGGCATTCACAAAGCGGGCTATATTCCAGCCCTTCGCGTTTTACGACAAGCCGCCGGAGAACGCCCCCCTCGCTACAAGAATGAACCAGGAACAGAACCCAAATGGACAGAGAACCCCCACCGGATTTCAGTCGAGGTAATGAACTTCGCAAACATCATTGCGGAGCTTGCCCCGAATGCATTTGAAGATGGTGCCGCTGAACTTCAGGGAATCCTGCAAGGTTACCTCGCCAAGGATTTAGTAGACGGATTAAACAACGCCGGAATAAACGCCAAATAGTATGACCTCTCCCGTCGATCAGCTACTCTCAGCAATGGAAACTTTGCTGCTCAATGGGAGCGCAACCTACAATCTCCCGGCTACATTCCCGGCAAATAGCGCCATTCAAGTCTTCCGCAGCGATGCCCCTGTTTCCGCGCCATTGCCGCTTCTGGCGCTTTGCCAAGCCGGTCCCTGCAAGGAGAGACACTTGCAAGGCTCCGGTCTCTGGGAGATACCCGTATCGGCTCGATTGGTGCTGGATCGTAACGGAACCCTCGGCAATACCGCAGACCAGATCGAAGCATCCATCCGGTCCTTCTCGGACGACATGGAAGCAATCCTGACCATGCCGCTTAGAATCAACGTAAACAATGAAGCCGCCGGATTCTCCACGCCAGAACAACGCCTGACGACCGCGACAATTCAAGTCTGGGAGATCTACGACGTATCCGTTGAAGCCGACACTGAACTGGAAGGCGACCCGGTCTGCGAAGTGAAATTCACCGCTTTCTGCTGCCACAAAGGAAAAGTAATCTGATATGCCTGCAATCTCTCCATTCCTTGTTCATGCTTCTGGTGAAGGCGTTCGTATGTCCGATGTCGGATTAAAGGGAGATGAGGACTTCCTGCTTGTTCATAGCGTTGAGGATACCGCAGAATACGGCAACGAGATTACCCGGTTCGGAATTACTGGCGAAAAGGTTTATCACTGCCTACAAGACCCAAAACTGACGTTCTCTTTCGATGCAGATTGCTTGGCTTTTGAGGGGCTTGCCAACTGCCACCCAGGCCGAACCGTAACCGCCGCAAGCATCAACAACTTAATCCCGAATGCATTTGGCTGGGATGGGCCGAATCGGATTTATGTCTATCGTCGTCCTCGGCGTCGGCGGTCTGCTGCTGCGTTGGCTACCATCCAGTTTGAGATTGAGGTGATGAATGCGGTCTTCCAGCATAGTTATGACAATCCAACTGGTCTTGGGATTAGCGGAGATCCACTTAGTTCGCTTACTTATCCCGATCCAGATACGGTGCTTACGTCCTCGACTGAAGGATTCCAGCCGGTTGCCAGTTTGTTCGGGGCTACGATCTTCTGGCGCAGGCGTGGAACGATCGACCGCAGAGGATTCTTTGATCCAAGCGGATTGCTTGGAAACGACACGAAGGAGTATTGCCAATCTTTGCCGGTTGGATCTCCTCAACCCGCTAATCTTACTGAATTTTTGGCAACGGTTGATACTCAAGAAAATGAAACTGGAAGCTCAATTGTTGAGGTCTTTGATGTAAGGACCGGAACTCATATGCTGGAAGATACAGCCGTAGGAAATGTTCTCCCAACCCTGCTTGGAAACGCAATAAATCCAATCGATACCCAAGTCCTTCCAAATCCCGCCTGCCGTTGGGCTGCGGTATGGCGAGCAACCGGCGGGACTGAGCACGTTGGAGCAGACTACTTTGGTTCTGAGGCTAATCTCGCCGCCTTCCGCGTATCTCATCCAGACGACGCATACCTGACCTTGGCGGGCCTCTACGATATGAAGAACTCAATGACCGCTTTGGCTCCTTGACATCTTCGCCATGGGAACATGGCCATCTCTCCTTATTACGTTAACGCGCCAAGCACCGTCGATGCCCAGATCGGTCTTTCCGCTGACCTGACCGGGATGCTGATTGATTCTTGTTCTGCTTCTGCTGAACGCGATGAAGTTGAGCATCAGAACTATGCCGCAGTTCCAACGGTCCACATTGCCCGGACTCCAAAATACACCATGACTTTTGGCGCGAAAGTGATGGTTCGGAACGCTGGCATTACCAATTCTCACCCAGGCACTTCCCTTACTCGTTCCGCAATTGCTCAGTTCCGCACCGGAGTTAATCATGGATTTGAGCTTGATCAGGGCTGGTGGATGGTTGGCAACGTAACCCACACTCAGCCGCGTGGAGACTTGGACGAGATCAACTTCCCGGTTCGTATTGTTGGATTCCCAACTAATGCCACAGGGACCGTGGTAGTTGCGAATCCAGTGCCTCCATAAGATTTGTCTCAGTTGGTTTGGTGTTCATAGTCGGGGGCAGGTCATACGTGACCTGCCCCTAGTCGTTTCTTGACGCATACGCATTTAGATGATCGCTGAGACTTGGATTCCAATCGATAACGACCCGCTTTTACCCGCCGCCCTTGCCTCTCTTGGATTTGCGGTAAAGCCAAACGTCCACCTCCATCCAGATGCGCCAACCATGGCCGCGCATAAGGTGGTGACTTGGATGATTGCTCCTGCGTCTCAGGATGGCCTGCACGACGGCAAACAGCTTGTTCCGGCATGGACGGGAGGACATCTGATCAAAGCCTCGCCAGCACATCCCCTGATCGCTGGAATGCTTGCTCTGAAGACAAGGCAAGTCCTCGCGGATTGGAAAAAAGGAATCCACGGGATGCCTCATATCGTCATCGTCACCGGAACGAAGTTCGCCCGCGCCATGCCTCCATCCGGTCGGAGCCAAAACGCCGATATCTCGCATCACCTGATCGGGGCAGTTGAGCAGATGACCCTAGACCATGCCGCTGCTGCAATCACCTGCGGTCACGGCATCACCGCCATTGCCAACCAAGGATGTTTCATCACTTCCCGTGGGGCATTCTCCATGATCGTTCCCGCCGCAACCCTTGCTGCGGCTGCTGCTTCCGTTGAGCGCAATCCATCCGTATCCGCCACTGCTAAAATCGGAGACTATGGGCCTGGAGACCACCCGTTCCTTTACGGTCTGGCCGCAATCCAGCAAGCCAGAGCGCTCGGAATCGTAGCCGCCCAGAAAGATCCGACCATGCATCTCAATAGCCGCAGTGGTGGCAAAGTGGCGCTTGTCTCGCAGTCCATAATGGAAGGCAACACTACTTTCAAAGAACACGTTCACAAACACCTAAGACAATGACCGAATTACCAACACTCCCAACTCTCGACTTCTCCAACGAGGAAGCATTACAAGTCTCCGCAGATACTCGTGCGGCAGTTGCATTGCAGGCCGCAGACAGTCCGATGTATTTTAAGGGCATGGCGCTCAAGCTGACGATCAGCATCAAGAGCTTGTTCTTCATGCTGCAACGGCTCGACGGTATCGCTGATAACGCAGGAGACCGTCACGAACGGGATGCGGTGATTCTACTGTATCTCGCCAGCCAACCCGCTTCTAGTTGGTCTGAGCCGCAGAAAGTCGGAAAACATCTGCTGCAACCATTGCGTTCCCGCCCGTCCGACTGGCTTGCGGCTATTGACGAATGGGCAGATAAGACTTTGTCCTGCTCGGATATATTTGAGGCCTGCATGGTCGTCGATCAACTCTGGGATCTGCATCATGCGACCCGTCCCGCCATTGATAACCCGGAGTCGGAAACGGCACTGGGAAACGGAATGCCGATCCAGCCTGGGAAATAAGGATGGTGGCGGCAATCCTTCCGATCAGCGGAGGAACAGAGAAGGAGATCCGCGAGGAGATGCCATTGGCGCGGGCCTATGCTCATTTCCATTTATCCCTGACTAAGCTGGGTCATGATGTGCAATGGCCAGCCGTGATCTCTGCTCGTCGGAGCTTATCAGCAACATGGATGCAGGACATGATCAAGACCGCAACGGAAGCTCCAATGACGGGCGTTTGCCACCTTGACTGACCCCCTCTAAAACCGATGGCAAACCGAACTTCCTCCATAACCGCAGAGCTTCATCTGTCGGGGCAAGCTAAGTTCCGGTCTGGGTTACGGAGTGCCGCAGATGACGCAAGGAAACTGGGAGAGGCGTTAAGTTCTGCCGTTCCTGCGCCGGATATTGCGAAGACTCAAGTCTTTCGGGATATTCAGTATCGCAAGAAGAACGAGGAAAATTTAACTAAATACCTTGAAGGTCAGAATAAAAAGCGGGCCGATGCCGCAATTAAAGAAAATAACCGCATAGCGATTGCGGAGCGTCAATCAAGAATGATTGGCGGGAAAAGGTTCGACCACTTAGAGGGAACCATGTTTGAGGGAGGAAGGGCCGGGCAAGGCGGAAAAGCAGGGAGGAGTAATGCTTATGGGTTTGGGGTTGGTTACAATGCCATTCAGGATTTGGTTCAAGGCGGTCCTGCTGCTATTGCAAACAACATTCCGCAAATCATTGAACTGGTTGCCAAGTCGCCAATGCTCAAGGTGCTGGGTGTTGCTGCTGCTGCTGCTGCTGCCGGATATGGCTTGGTAAAGGTGGCTCAATATGCCTATTCCGAAACCGACGCAGGCAACGAAGACATTAGCGCAAGGAACTACGCCAAGGGAAGAGCTGAAGCGGACAGGAAGAAGTTTGAGCGGGAGAAGAAAGAGGCAGACATTAAATCAACTGCCATTGCTGCTGCTGGTCGCCAAACCCAAGAGAACTTTGGCGGGGTAATTGATCAGGAGGTTGGGCAAGTTAATCGGAATTATCAACTCGGCGAAGGCTCTGCCATTGTCGCTGAAAAGCTGCAACGGACCAAGCTCAAGGCCATTAAGGACGACGAGCAACGAATCAATGCCCTTGCTGATGAGGAAAAGAAGGCGGTTCAGGCGGCTTACGACCGCAATAATATGCGGATTAATCAAATCCTGCAAATTGCCGCCCAAGAGGAAGCAAACGCCAGATTGGAATACCAAGAGGCAGACGCTACTTTGCAGGGTCTTACTAATGCGGCTCCAAACTCGCAGGACGCTCGCATTAAAGAGCAGATGGATGAAAAGATGATCGGCATCGAAAAGCGCATGAAGGACGCTAAAGAGCGATTAAAGCAGGTTCAGGAAGACTACAACGAGGTTAAGCAGCAGGGCGTTGAGATTGATGGCAAGCAAGCTGAAATCGACGAGCAACGGAAGAACGATTTGGCCGACCTGACTGATGAGACCAAACGCTTAACTGCCGCCGAATACGAGCGTTTCAGCAACGAGTTCGACGCCGAACAAAAACGTCAAGCCGCCGCTAAGAAAAAAGAGGAGAAGGCGCAGAAGAAAACTCAAGACGAAGAAAAAGACCGCCAATCAATAAGAGACCGCTTAACCGGCGAGGAAGAGCTTTTGAATATGTCCCCTCGTAAACGCGCAAAGGCCGAACGGGAACTAAAGAAAACTAAGGACATTGAAGAACTGCAAAAGAAAGGGTTTGGTCCCGAAGAGGCAGCAAGCATGGCAGAACGCGGCATTAAGCTGGAGGAAGCAAACGATCCGTCCAAGCCTAAACGCATTCGTGGAGCAGGCTTTGGGAAGGATGATGCCAGCAGGGACCGCAGAACCACTTTCGGCGCATTGGATGCATTGGAGGCATTCCAGCCCGCTACCGGCAAAGAACGCAAGACCATTAAAGGCGCAGGCAATAAGGACGAGGATAAGAAGTCCGGCGTTAATGACAAGCCAGTAACTTCCACTGACGCCATTGTTCAAGGATTGGCCAAGGTGGAAAAAGCCATCCGTGAAGGTGCGCCAAATTCAACTGATCGCGCCAAGCCAACCAGCAGCAGAACCAGCACAGCGTAATGGCAACAAACATTATTGTCCTTAAAAAGCCAGGCGGGGATCAACTGATCTCCCCTGGTGTTGTATCAACATTGGATGCGTCCGGCTTTGATGTTGTGACGGCGCGTTATATTTCACAGACAACCGCCATTGCCATTACTCAAGCAAAGCTACCCGGCTCTACTCAAGCACTGCCTATTGGCATTACTGTTAATGGAAATGCAAAAATGGTTTTTATGGGGGTATCCGAAACCGCAGACCTTCCCGGAAATTGCTGCGAGTATACGATGACTTGGCGGGGTTTGCTGGTTACTTTAACCGGAAGAGATGAGCAGGTAACAGAAACCCGCAGTGTTCGTGAGCGAAACTTTGACGCAATTACTGGAATTAAACCTGGCCCCACGGGAGTAAAGGCGCGAATCATGGAATTACAGGCGGGAATTTCCGTCAGAAGTATAGCAACCATCAAGCCTCCCGCCCCATCCATATCCGCAAGCGCTGGAACCGGGCAACTTCATGGAGTAAACGCTCCAACGAACCAATATAAAGTAACGAACGCCCCAGTGACCTACATCTACCCTCACGGCTGGGTCTGTTACGCTTGGCAATCAGAGCAAGTGCTTCCTGGGATCTGGTTTGTCACCGCTGAATACAAATACGAGTTTGAAACTCAATCAGGTTAAATCATGCAAACTAGATTCTCAACGAACACAGTAATTGATATTACCCCAACTGCGGACGTATCAAGCCCGGCTACATTTGGACTATTCGGCGGGTTGTCGGTCGCAACTGAGGCAACTGGAGACGAAGCATTCTTCGTGCGGACGTTTTATCCTGAGTTCGTAAATTACGCCCCCGGAAGTGGAGGTGATGATTCCTTTAAGTTTGGCGAATTTCCCGGCTTCTCAGACTATGGAGACACGACAACTCCGGTAAAAGACTGGAATGGAAACTCTTTGTCACTGGATACACTCAAGGCGATTATAATTGAGGTAAAGCCGATTAGTGCCTTTCAGGGGACTGCCGCGAGCGGAGTGCTTAGTTTTGCAACCCATCCAGCCAACGGGGACACTGTAACGATTGGCGCAACTACCTACACGTTTAGGACTTCTCCTACCGTTGCATACGATGTTGTTTTAGGCGCAAACAAAGCCGCCGCAATTACTAATTTAGATGCGGCTATCCTTGCCAACGGATCTGCTCCAACCAATTACAACACTGGAACTCTTGCCAACCCATTAATCGGAACCTCAGTAATCTCAGGAGACACAATCGTCGTAACCGCAGCTAGAACCGGACTGGCTGGAAACCTGATCGCCACCACAAGATATTCCCCGTCAAACCATATGACTTGGGCCGCAGCAACCCTGACCGGCGGGGAAGACGTAACCCAGCCAGCAGTAGCCAGAACACTGGAAGGAACGGTCAAAATCACACTTGCCTCTGCCCTTCTACCTGGAGCCGGATCAAGCCTGATCTACACAGTCTCAACCCCATCACTCCTGACCTTTGCCGTCCCAGAAGGATGGGTTCCTGACCCGGCTGGAATGATTAACATCCAATTCAACTCGACCGGCCCCGCCCCCCTCACCGACAAAGACGTAAACGCAGTTGTCACCGTAGCCCTTATTGGATCATCCACATAATCTTATGGACACAGAAACCGTAATTGAATCAAACCTTTCCATCTCCGTAAATTACAACGGAGTCAGTCCCATCGGAGGCGGGCGGATGTCATTCTCGCCGAACCATCTGACCCGGATCGCGCCAACCAACGACAACACGTTTGTAAAGCGCATCGTCTTTGCTGACCTTGTCACGAGTGGGATCTACAAGGTGTTTCAGATCGTTTATGGCGATGGGTTTTATCAGGACCACAGCGGCAATCTATTCAGGAACCCAGCAGGCGAAGTAATTGCTTATTCAGAAAACGGCAGGTTTCTTTACATTAAGCCCAACGCCACCGCTTACCCTGTCGCAGTATCAATTCCAGTGCCTGGGTCCATTACTGCAAACGGAGCGCTTTTACTGGATTCGACCTTTAACGTTGAGGGTCCAGACAATGGGGATTCGGTGCTTACGCTTAGATTTCTGACCGCTGATCTTACTGCCATCGGAAACGCCAACTTCTATTGTGATCTAATCTTTGCCGTCTCCTAATATGTTCATCAACAAAATCACCGCATCAGTTTCAGTCGGATCATCGCTCAACAGCGAAGATGTTGGAGTGCAGGGGACGGTCAATACTCTGATCGCTCAAGACCTGACTTACCTTCCGCTGGACTCCTTTTACTCGTTTATCGTAACTGGCGAGGCTTTGGTTTCGACGACTCTTGCCGGATTCCCCAACGTGACCCGTAATGGGACAGCGGTGGCGGGAGACGACAAAGAACCGCTCCTGCTCAACTCCATCCACGGCTACATCCTCAAGGTCATCCCAACCCCAGGCCTGACCGCAACCGGCCATGTCCGTATCAACATCACCGAAATGGGAACGCTGGCGGATGGTGGTGCAAGCAATCACTTTCTGACTTCCGGCGACTCCCTCGTAGTCATGACAAACAAAGGCTGGCCCGCCCGAAACAATACTTCCATCGTCATTACTGAAGTGGACACGCTGACGAACTGCAAAGTGGCGTTTGCCATCTTTGGGGCATCAACCGCAACCGCAACCGGATACGGAAGCGGCATCAGTGACGGCTAATAAATAACTACCATGCCAGCCAAACCAAAACCAACCGCATCCACGACGGCAATCATCGACCGTCCAGATCCATGCCCGCCGGAGTTCGTTCAATCCGCAATCAATGCGCTTCCCACTGAGATCACCAAAGTCATTGTAGTGGATTACGGCGTAAAACATCCCGCCCCGGATCTAATCACCCAGATCGAAGAGATGCTGGAGACGCATACCATCTGCCAGCCATTCAGCCGGATTACTTACCTCGACAAAGATCAGAACGAACTAGGCTGTATGTCATCCGCCGCTCAGGGCCATGTCTTAGGCGATCACAGACGTCGCAACCCGCAGCATTACTGCCAGCAAGGCATCGTGGCGCTTGTCCGCAATCCCGGCGAGATTACGGCATGGGGCATGATTCCCGGCCATATCACAAGCCCAGTCCCCACTCCTTACGTCCCGCCAGTTATTGAGCCAGTCGCATATGTCCCGCCTGAGCCGGTCTATGCTTATCAGGAACCGTCTGACGTTTATACCGATCCGATCCGAATCCTGCCGGAGAATCTCGCCAAACTTGACACTCAGCAAAAACCATGAAGCCGATCTTGCTGCTCTGCCTCGCGCTCCCGGCTTGCACTGTGCGCCCGGTCATGAAATCAGGGGACTCTTACGTCAGCTTGGGCGGCTCAGTCTTCAGCAAGTCAACCAGTGAGACCGCGAGTTATTCTGGCCCGCTTGGCAATCTGAGCTATGCCGATGCCGGTAAAGATGAGACGGTCATACCCGGTAAAGTAGCTAATTACTACGGAATCAAAGCAGTGACAGAAGCCGCAACGTCCATGTTTAGAACCTCGGAGAGCACTACTCGCATTCTGGCCAAGGAAGAAACCAGCAGGGCCGCAACGTCATCTGCCGCAGAAGTAGAGTCCCTTAAGATTCTTAACCCAGTCGAAGAAGTCGCCCCAGTCATCACCAATCCTTGACATATGAGTTATACAATGTCTGGCGACCAACTGGAAGAACTAGAGAAGCGATTGGATTCGCTGAATGGCTTGGCCGGTCTGATGAAGATCGTTGTCGGCGGGGCGGTTGGCGTTGGGATCTGGGTTGGTGCGATACAATTCCAAGTAAACGCATCAACAAAAACCAATGACGACAACCAAGAGCGACTCAGGACATTGGAGATCCGGGGAGCAACGGTCGATCAAAGGCTTGAGAATATTTACGAACTGGTCCGCAAAATTGACACCAAACTAAATCCATGAATGAAATCACCAAAACCAAATCCATCTTTCGCTCCAAGTCCGTCTTTGCCGGGTTCTTGGTTGCCCTGGCCGGTGCGCTTGGATCATTCGCCCCAAACCTCGCTCCTTGGTTGGCTGCTCATGCCGATGTCGTCCTTATGGGTGCGGGGATTCTTCAGGTTGGTCTACGAATGGTCACTAAGGGTAGCGTTACTCTTTTCGGTGACTCTGAGTAGTTGTGCTCACGATTACAAGGAGGCTAGACAAACACTCAAGGCTATTCCGATTGCTTTACCTGCCGCTCCAATCAACCCAGAGCCGTTGCAATACGTTCCATTGATCCCCCGAACCAAGCACGAACTAGAAAGGCAAGCCGATGACGACCAGCAAGCCCTCGAGACCCTTCAAGCCCTTAGATTCTGACGAGGAACGCAGCATCCCAGTTGGATGCTTCCTGTCCTTTGCTTGCGGAATTGCCGCTGTCATCTGCATCCTTGCTCGAATCATTTACTATTACATCCCATGAAAGTTTACCTGCTTAAATACCTCGCCACTTGGCTTGCCGACAACAACAAAGACATCATTAACCTGATTGTCTCTGCCATTAAATCCGCCGACAACCGCTTTGAAAAAGGACCGGAGAAGCTGCAATTCGTTCGGACTGCTGCCGTTTCGTATCTGACCGGGAAAGCCGGATGGGTTGTCGATACCGTTATCCACCTCCTCTTGGCTTGGGTCCGTAAAGCATGAGCACATTGCCCATCCGACAGAAACTGATCGACATTGCCCGCCGGGAGGTGGGGGTAAAAGAGGTTGGGCGCAATACCGGCAAACGGGTCAGGGAGTATCAGGCCGCGACCAATCTGGAAGGCACTGGCTGGCCTTGGTGTGCTGCGTTTGTCTGCTGGTGCGTCCGTGAGTGGGGCAAGGATAAGGAGGTTCTAGCCGCGCTTAAAATGACTCCGGCTCAGTTTGAGAAATGGCGACCCAAGACCGCTGCTGCTTTTGGGCTGGAGGACTGGGCAAGAAAGAACAAACTGGAAATCCTTGATGCCGACGACAAGCCGAATCTTCGCACTGGCGATATATTAACATTTGACACAAGTCACACGGGATTTGTTGCCGACGACGCAAAGGGAGTCATTAAGACCATTGAAGGCAATACCGGCGCATCTGGCGGCAGGGATGGAGATGGCGTCTGGGACAAATCCCGCAACTTTAAGGAATCCCGCCGCTTCATTCGTTTGCTCCAGCCTTGAAGCAAATCAAACCAACTTACAATAATGGGCATTGATCCGACTCCAGAGCAAATCGAAAAGCGAAAGAGGTCGGCAGTGCAATCAAGCCGTAAATGGAAACAAAAGAATCCCGATGCGGCAAAGAGGCATACGATGGCATTTAAAGAAAGGAACCCAGATTACGCAAAGCAATGGGCCGATAAGAACCGCGCATACTTAACCGCCAGAGGAGCAGAATGGAGGGCGGCAAATCCAGGCAAAGCCAAGGAATCGTGCAGGAAATGGAGGGTCAAGAACAAAGCGGCACGGGCTACTTATATGCGCGAGAAGCGCCGAACTTGCTGGTTTACGAAGATCTCCGGCAGGGTCAGATCCCGCCTGAATGAAGCCTTACGGGCGGTAATGGCAAGGAAGACATCATCGACTACGATGCTTTTGGGTTGCTCTATTCCTGAACTTAAAGCGCATCTGGAAAGCCTGTTTCGGGAAGGAATGACATGGGACAATCACGGCAAGTGGCATATTGATCATATTATACCTTGTTCGTCCTTTAATTTAGTAGATCCTGCTGAACAGTATAAGTGCTTTCATTATACCAATCTCCAGCCTCTCTGGGCGCATGAAAATCTCAGTAAAAGCGGTCCTCGTCGGATTGCCAAGTCCTTGACACAACCACCCAATCAACTCCCTTAAATTATGGCCTCCGCAACTCTCACCGCCGCATCTCCCAGTAACACCTTTACCACCACGACCGGCACCATCTATTCCTTGGGGGCTACAGGCAACCTTGGGGGCGGTCAGATCCTTCTGGAGTCGTCCTTGCCAACCAGTGCGACCGTGTTTGGTGCGCTGAATCAACCGATTTCCGCCAACTTCTTTAGCGAGTATCGTGCGCCGGGAACGAGCTTGCGTGTGACGCTCCAGAACGCATCTGCTGCCGCTTCGGTAAACGTCGAGATCACCTAGTCCGATCCAATGGCTATCCTTAAACCAGTCCTCAAGCCTGTCTTTGGGCCGACGATTACGTTCATCCTGTTTCGGCAAAGATCCGGTTCGGCTGGGGGCGGTCCTCCTCCTCCGCCTGATCCAAACACTTACATTCAATCCGACAGCGGCAACTACTTCCAGCCCGACGGTTCATCCCTTTACCTGATCCCATAATCTTATGCCTGACTACACCGTAAAAGCCGATGTCGATTCGATGCTCCGTGCCGACAACGACGCAGGAATCAGATCCGCCATCGGCCTAGGCCAAACGGACGCACCGACGTTTTTGGCGCAATCCCTGACCGGCCAATCGCTGACCGGGACGCAGGCGACGAGTCTGGTTGATCTGGCAACCACTTGGTTAAGCACGACCGGAGCGCCGACTGCGATCAAGCTAAACGTCACGGACACGGCAAGCAACGCTGCGTCTCTGCTGATGGATTTGCAGGTGGGTGGGGTGAGTAAACTTAAGATTAGTAAAATTGGTGAAATTGCAGGAGCCGACAATTTTTCTATTGCAACAAACAGTGCAACCACTGGTAAAATTACATTCAAATCAGGATTTGGTCCTGGAACCGGACTTATTTTTGGGGCTTATAACGGTTTTGTCCAAGGTGCTTATTATTTCTCAAACCAATCAAATTTTACTTTTGCTACAACATCTAATGGTTATTTTGGTTTTTGTCCCAACTCTGCAATTAATGCCGACATTGATGTTGGTATTACCCGAGACGCCGCCGGAATCCTAGCCCAGCGGAACGGGACAGCAAAACAGGTCCACCGGGTCTATAACACTTTCTTAGGAACAACCGCCAATGAATGGGGTGGATTTGACTGGCTGACCACGGCCAATACGCTGCGGATCGGGACGGAGCATGGTGGGACTGGGGCGGCGCGTCCGATTGATTTTGTGACTGGTGGGGTGGTGAGGATGTCGATTGCTGCGACGGGAACTACTAATTTTACAGGAGCGGCATCATTCAACTCATCTATTACCTGCGTTTCAGATTTTAATGGCGAGCGAGATATTTACTGCGGGACCAATCGGTATTTCCGTTTTAATGTCGGTGGGGCAACTGCTTTATCCAGTTCTGCTGCTGGGGTTGTCACGATGGCAGATCTTGGTGCGACTAATACCACTCCACGGATCACACTAGGCGGGACTACTTCCTCATTCCCCGCGATTAAGCGCAGCACCACAAGCCTGCAAGCCCGTCTTGCTGATGACAGCGCCTTTACCAACATCCAAGGCAAGCTGACCACAGACACCGCATACACTGCCACTGTAGTCGTCCCAACCGGATTCCTGACGCTCTACGATTCGACCGGGACTGCATACCGGGTGCCTTGCGTCGTCTAATCAATCCCACACATGACCCCAACCTACAAACAAAACCTCATCACCAGTCGCCAAGCCAACCTCGCCGAGCAGCATGATCTTCGGGAGCGGCTGAAGCAGCTTGAGTCCGAAGAGACGCAGTTAAAGGGCGCAATCGCCATCCTGACTCAAATCGAATCTGCCGAGGCTGACAAGGCCAAGGCTGAACAACCCACTACCTAATACCCATGGCTACCATTACCATCCCACTCGATACTCCGGCAGAACGTCCTGAGGTTCCCGCGAAAGTTTACAACGAAATCTACATCATGGACCTTGCCATTTCGGCGCGGTCTATGGGGGAACAGGATTCGATTTACGTTGAATACGTTCCTTTTGACCAGGCTACTGGCGACCGGCTTTTGTCGGATCGGCGGGAGGTGAGGCTTCCGTTTTGGGAGGCCGTTAATTTGATTCCTAGTGCTGCGGATGCTTTTGCTGCGGTGGCGCTTTGTTTGCCGGATTTGATTGCTTATCAGGCTGAGAAGAATAAGCCGGTCGAGCCGGTGGTTCCTGCTGAGTAAGTATCAACATCCCAGCCCTTGAGTGGTTCCGACTGCTCAAGGGCTTTCTTTTGGGGTCATGCAAAAAACATTTCAATTATTCGTTGACGATCCGCCAAACCTGTAATAATCCTCTCCACATGGAAATCAAATCAACCAAACCAAGCGTCCACGTTGGATTCGCGCTGCTGCCGATGGAGTATCTCCGGCTGGGAGTAATCGCGGCCAAGGAAGGCACATCCCGGTCGGCTCTGGCCAAGCAGGCTACGGTCCAGTTTATCACGGGTTATTCCGGCGTAACTGGAGCCGCCAAACCAACAACCAAGAAAGCAAAAGCATGAAAGACAAAGCATTTACCATCTGGGGACAGCAGGCCATGGACGGCATTACGCTGGCCAAGTCTACTGAGTTTAGCCTGATGTTCGGAGTCGCCTACTTCGGCGAGATCTGGTTCCGGTATTGCGGCAAGTATCTCTACTGCCATCTGGACTGGGATAAAAGCGCATCGGCTTTGATGGAACGGAGGGGCGACTGATGAGCGCTCCAATCGACGACGGAGGTCCAGCCTTCCCAAACAACGACGCGCATGGGTGCGCTTTTCCCGGTATGAATCTGTTCGATTATTTTGCTGGTCAGGCGCTGACTGGCATTTTAGCCGCATCAGGAGACGGAGGCGGTTATGTTGATTACGATGACCGATGCGTTGCAAGGAGCGCGTGGAAAATGGCAGACGCCATGCTCGCCGCCCGGAAGGAGGTGCAATCATGAGTCTTTTTCAGATCCAGCTTCTCAAGGAAACCGCGCAAGTGGACCTTATCGTCGGAGCCATTTACATCATATTGGCAAGCTTTTTCCTGCTCTGCATCTGGCATTCCCAGAAAGTCCGCAAGCAACTGGACAAGCAGAACCGGCAACTGATTCGTCGGCATTGGCGCAAACTCAACCTGAGGGGCTTGAACTAATGCAGCCTGACGCAATCGACATTGCCATTGCTGAATATCTGGGATGGTCTCAGATCACCCCGCAAGACACCAGTGACAGGCGGTATGGAATCCGCTCAAACTCAGCCGGGGAGAAATACCCAATTGCGATGATTCCTCAGTATCACAAGGATCTAAACGCAATGCATGATGCCGAAATGGGCTTGGCAAAAAACCTGAGAATTGCTTACTCTAACTTGCTTACATCGTCCGGCAAATACCGAGAGTTCCATCGGATGTCGTCAGTGGCGATGAGTCGCGCTCATGCATTTGTTCGGGTCACTGGAAAATGGGAAGATCCTGATCTGGACGAAGAGGACGAGCGGGACGGGGAGCTTTTGACTTATGTAAGTGTTTAAACCCTGTGCTGGTATGGCTTATAAAGATCCAGAAAAGGAGAAAGCTTATTATGCATTATATCGCAAACTTAATGCAGAAAAACTACGCTCCCAAAAAGCCGCTTATCGTAAGGCTAATGCAGAAAAGCTTAAGGCAGAATGCGCGAGATATAAAAAAGACAATCCAAAAAAACAGACTGCCTACAGAAAGAAATGGGTCGCAAATAATCCAATGAGGGAAGCTATCTACCAAGCCAAAAGAAATAATCCCGGACTACCCGAAGAATTACTTGCCGTCATCGTCATGAAAAACATGATCCGCAAGGAAATCAGAAACCAAACCAAACAAACAACATGAACGCCAACCAACTACAAAAAGAACTCGCCGAACTGTATCAGAACCTTAAGACCGGAGCCATTAAACCTCCAGTCGCCTGCGAGATGAACAACGCCGCAGGTAAGATGATCGGACTCGCCAAGCTGCAACTTGAATATATGCGCCTTGGTAAAGCCGCACCATCCGACAGCAACCGGATCGGACTGCTGGAATCCACTGGGATCTAAACCAATTTCCGACCAGTCGCCTGATTAATAACAACCAAACTCTTGGAGGAGGGCGGCGTCAGGCGGCTGGAAGGACTCATTCGACTAAACCAAACCAAACCAAACTATGAACGACTGGACACAAACAATTGATTGGACCCGAACTGATGCAGACATCGGACGCGAAGTAAAACTGACCCGGTTCCGAATTAGTCAGATCCGCGTATTGGAGACCGGACTGACCAGCCGGGGCCGCGAGATCAAACCGCCTGAGGACTTTGCTCCTGAACGATCCGTTGAGAAGACCGCCAAAAAGTATGGCGTCTGCAATCATATCGCCCGCCGCTGGCATAAGTCCTTGGATCTAATCAAATCGATTGGAAGGATGCCGGAAGACTTCGCCCCGGTCTACAAGATCCATCAGAACGCGACCGCTGCTAAATACGGCGTAAGTGCTCCAACCGCTAACCGCTGGATCCAGCAATACCAATCCCAACTGATTGAGCAACCATGAGCCAAACAGCCTTTACCGGGAAAGTATCCCAAATGAAGCCAGATGCCCGCTGGCTTGCTTCCGAGGACTTTATTGGGCTTGGAGAAGTCGAGTTTGAGATTGCCCAAATCTTCCAGAACTCCGGCGAGATTATGCAGGACGGAAGGAAAAAGGACTTCTTTTCAATTGGATTTGTGAAGACCAACAAGCAACTGGTCTTAAATGCCACAAACCGCAAGACGCTCTCCAACGCATTTGGGGCGAAGGTCGAGAAATGGATCGGTCAAAAAGTGCGCCTGTTTGCTCAGGACGGCGTTAAAGCAGTCAGCGGTGGAGTTACTACCGGCCTGCGGATCAAGGCAGACAGGATAGCCCGTGATGCGCCAATTGACCCCTTTGCCAGAATGGAGGTGGCTAAGTGATTATCCATGAATGCGCTCAGGGAAGTGATGAATGGCTTACCCTCAGATCCGGCAAGCTCACGGCAAGTTCGGCAAAGAAGGTATTTACTCCGACCAAAGGCGAACTCAAGGAAGGCGCAATCGAACACATTTACACGCTCATTGGCGAATGTTACGATCCTGATTACATTTACTTTGCCGGGAACAAATTCACCGAGCGAGGCAACGAAATGGAACCAGCCGCGAGAAAGCAATTTTCCGAACTGACCGGAATCGAAGTCCATGAGGTTGGATTTATCACGCAAGACAACGGCGTGATCGGAGCGTCACCGGATGGATTAATCAAAGGCCCAGACGGCGCTTGGCTGGAAGGACTTGAACTGAAGGCGCATAACCCCGGCAAGCACGTTGAGTTCATGCACAAAGGAACCCTGCCGCCGGAGCATAAATTGCAGGTCCACATGAGCATGGTTGTAACCGGCTTTAATACTTGGCATTTTCTATCTTTCCATCCAGATATGGCTCCGTTGCACATCATCACCGAACGGGACGCATTCACTGAAAAACTGGAGAAATCCTGCAAGGAATTTCTTGCTCTGTATCAGACCGTCCGTAATGAAGTCGTCAATAAACTCACCCCAAACAAAACCAAATAGTATGAACAACCAAAACACACAAAAAGGCGGCATGATCGTCGCGCTCAAGCTGGACGTCATGAAGATCACCCGTGAAAAGCTCTTCACTGGCAAGAACGGAGCCAAATACCTTGATTGCGTCGTTTTTATCGACAACGAGAAGGGCCAATACGGAGACAACGGCATGATCGTTGAGGACGTATCCAAGGAGGACAAAGCCAATGGCGTTAAGGGGGCAATCCTTGGCAACTGCCGCATCATCCGAGGAGAGGTCGCTGGTCAGTCTTACGGGGCTGGAATTGCCAATCAGATGCGTCCGCCGATGACGCAGGCTACTCCGGTCAATCGCGGGGCAAGTAATTACCAGCAGGACGATTCGGACGCCATCCCGTTTTGATCTAAACCATTTCCGTCCGGTAATTCTGCCAACGGACCGCCCGGCTTTTGCGATCTTTCGGAAAATCTATCGCAGGGGCCGGGCAACGCTCTAAATCACCATGACCCCACCAACATTCAGCAAGCAAAAGATGCCGGTGCAAAAGCACTCTTGGTATAACAATAAGAAGCGGGATTACGCTACTCTGGGAACGATCAAGCTAGGAAAAGGCCGGGACGAACCGCCGGTCGAGCCTAGAGCCATTGATCCGGTTGCGGGTCTAAAACCAGTGGACGCTTGGAATGGCGGCAATGAAGACAAAGCCGAATTGCTACGCTGGCTTTCAGTCAATAACCTTCACGACAGACGCCCGGTTCAAAAGAGCCGACATTACTCAAATAAATAACACTATGATTACTGCAACCGAACTCGCCAACGCACTGAATAACGTCCTGCCCTATGTCGTCACCCGTGTAATCAATTGCGGAGAGGAGGGATGCCAAGAGCCGAATTGCTGGAGTTGCTGGGGATCGGAAATGGCGGAAGCGGAAGCAACTATTGCTGAAGCCATATTCCAAGCATCCGGCAAAGTCCTGAAGGCGTGGAAAGCGGACCAGAAATGCCAATGTGATGCGGGGGATTTTCGGCACCGGGAGATTCCTCCAATCTGTTCTGAATATTTTGGGGACGATGAGTTTTGCGGCGTTTGCTGGCATGACAAGGAATGTCATCAACCTAAACCAGAGACTACAGCATGAATCCAGACCTTCCTTTAATTGTTGCCTATGGCGGCGGCATAAACTCAACGGCAATGCTTTGCGGATTTCGGGAGCGAGGCATACGACCCGACCTAATGCTGTTTGCCGACACTGGAGCCGAGCACCCGCGAACCTACGCTCATTTAGTAGAAATCTCAGCACTTTGCCAAATCTGGTGGGGCATTGAAATCATCACGGTGCGTGAGTTATTCCAAGGCAAGTTTGAGGGACTGGAAAACGATTCGCTACGCAAGCACATCCTTCCGTCTTTGGCCTATGGGAGCAAACGGTGCTCCATGAGGTTTAAGGTTGATCCACAAAACCGCTATGTGCTAAAATGGATGGACAGCGTTGGCGTAAAAGTAGTGACTCGGGCTATTGGATACCATGCAGCGGAAGGGCACCGGGCCGTTGGAAAGAAAATGAAGCCGTTTACCAAGGGACGTTCGGAGCAATTTTGGTATCCGCTTATTGATTGGCAATGGAGACAGGCGGACTGCGTGGAGGCTATTAAGCGGCACGGGATGACTCCGCCGGGCAAATCATCCTGCTTTTTCTGCCCAGCAATGAAGCGCCATGAGATCATCAAGCTGCGGGATGAAAACCCCGACCTCTATGAGCGTGCTATAACTATGGAGAAAAACCTAAAAATCAAAGGCCGCGTCAAAGGCTTATCAATGGGCATCCCTTGGACCGAGATCGTAGCCGCCGACGACAACCAAGCCAAGCTCTTTGATTGGGTCGATAATAATGCCGCCCAGCCCGTGCCTTGTGGATGTTACGATGGTTAAATTAAGCACTAAACCAAACTATATGACCACAGAACAAAGAGACAAGCTAAAGGATGACATCCACCGAGTAGTTTCAGTATTGCCCGTCAAGGTGCTGGCGCTTGGATACCTCAGATACGAGAAATTGCGACTGCTTAACGCATCACAGTATGCGGAACTGAACCGCAAAACCTTAACAGGGCAGGGTCATTTTGACGACTTGGTCGATCAACTGGAGGAGCCGGAATGAAAAGAGCCATCTACGTTGGCAAAGGGCTTTCCGCAGTCAGTTACGGTATGACCGGAACCATGCAGCCATCGATCAGTCCCGAATCGCCTTACTTCGCTTTCCGACCAGACGGTAAAATGCCGGGACAATGGTTTGTGATGCGGAAAGACCTGTATGTTGCTTCCGAGGACCAAACCAAGTATTACCCAAAACACCCATGAGCGACACCCCAAGAACAGACGAACGTGAGGCAAGGTCCGAAGGCTTGCACGACGAGTGGGCTTTCAGCCTCTGCCGCCAGCTTGAGCGCGAGCTTAACGCGGCCAATCAAAACCAGTGGTCACGCGGCATTCATAGCTGCCACAATGCCTGCGTCAGGCCCATGTGCGTTCTGAGGCGCGAGCGGGACGAAGCCGTCGCCGCAATAAACGACTGCGTGAATTGGGCTAACGGAAAAGAAGACGAATGGGGGACTCGCGCTGAAAACTCCTTTAACTTCCTGCATCGTTTCTTGGCCAAATGCAAAACCGACCAGCCAAAACCATGACCCCGATCCAAGACCGCCTTTTCCTCGCTGCACTAGCTCAAGCCGGAATTCCTGCCCCGGTTGCTGAGTTCCGGTTCCACCCGGTTCGTAAATGGCGGTTCGATTTCTGTTGGCCGGACCAGCGACTTGCGTTGGAAATTCAGGGTGGTGTATTTTCCAACGGCAGGCACTCCCGAGGAGCAGCAATGATCAAAGAATGGGAGAAGCTCAACACTGCTGCTGGCATGGGATACCGACTACTCTATTGCCAGCCATCAGACTGCACGAAGATCGAAACCATTAACGCCATTAAGGCCGCACTAATTTCAACCAACTAAACTAATGCTAATCATGCCATCAAACAACACCGGGTTCGATTGCGGACTTCTCTTTGGCCGATACCCTAACCGGCTTGCCCATCTTCATTCCGCCGAAAGACTTACCGAACCAAAACGAGGAATCCCATGGGCACTCGACAATGGAGTTTTTGGCGCTTTCACTGCAGGCAAAGAATGGTCTGAGGAGCCGTTTTACCGCTACCTTGATGCATACGCCGCATGGAAACCCTCTTGGGTAGTAGTTCCTGATTCTGTGGGGAATCGCGATAAGACTCTCCTGATGTGGCAGCAACACTCACCGGCAGTCAAAGCGTTTGGAGTTCCGATGGCATTTGCCGCTCAGGACGGGATGACTCCGGCAGATGTGCCAAATGATGCTGACGTTGTTTTTGTGGGGGGAAGCACAAGCTGGAAATGGGCAAACCTGCGGATGTGGGCTGACAACTTTCCGCGCGTCCATGTTGGCCGGGTAAACTCCCGCAGACTGCTGGAGCAAGCTGAACAAGCCGGAGCCGAGTCCTGCGACGGGACTGGATGGTTCCGTGATCCCGAACGCACCATGGAACTGGAGGCATACCTCAAAAACCCACTGCCACATCCTGACCTATGGAATGCCCTGAGTGCCAAAGCTTAGACTTGCACGGACCAACCCATGACTACTGGGGTATCTGCTGCGTCAACTGCGGTCACGAACTACAACCTGATTTAACCTATGAACTACTACCACACAACGCACCGAGCCAAATGTCGCCCCCTCACACGGGGGGGCGCGGATTGAAACCTCCGCAAAGTGCTGCGATCCGGGTTGGGACCAGTCGCCCCCTCACACGGGGGGGCGCGGATTGAAACTCCCAGCTGTGCAGCGACAATTATAGTTGACCCCTGACGACAATTAAAACTGA